TGGCAAGCTGTGGTGCCGATGGACCAACTTGGCGCATCATCCCAGGACGGTACCACATTAACGTTGCCCATCGAGTCAAAAATAAATTTGGCACTCCAAGGCACACGTTAGTGAACCGCCGTGCAGTTCGGGACTACGCCAGCAAAATCATGACTAGTGATGGACATCGACCGTCACATATCACCCGTGATTTGCCTCGCATTGTTAACCTAGTCTTCACCCCAACCCGGTTGGAAATGGAGGAGATTGAAAGGTTTAACGATGAAGGTGCCATCGATGCCAACGAAGCGTACTACGCTGAACTACCAACCTGCAACTAGGAAGGCCCGAAGTGGGTGCCAGGCATCACAACCAAGCTCAAAGCAACGATGGATGATTTCCGTCGCTGCTGGGGCCGTGATGCGTCTATGTCTGTCACTGAACACTTTGGGCAACCTAAAATTAGACACGTCAATACCCTAGTCAATGCTAACATGGGCCTTGACTTTGGCGTGCACAACAGCAACCTTACCAACACTACTCGCGCAATTTTGGAGCGTGTCTTTATGGTCAAAACTGAAGACGGGTTCTCCAGGCCCCCAAAATTGAAGCGCAAGAGACTGAAAAGACTCTCCAAGTTTAAGCGACTGCTGGTACATGAAACCCCGTCCCTCACCAAGTGGACTTGGCAAAAGTTTGCCGATCATTATCTTGGTCATAAAAGGGCCATGTACCAGAACGCTGCAGATAGCCTACACCTCAAGCCTATCCGCATACAAGACAGTTATCTCAGTTCTTTTGTTAAGGCTGAAAAAATTAATTTTACGGCTAAGCCAGACCCGGCGCCAAGAATTATTCAGCCCCGTAGTCCACGGTACAACGTTGCTGTTGGTATTTATATTAAACCCATAGAGGGAGTCCTCTATGATTCAATCGCACGAGTGTTTGGGTCCCCCACTGTAATGAAGGGACTTAACGCCGAACAGGTTGGAAGCATCGTTCACGACAAGTGGATGAGGTTCCGCGAGCCTGTTGCCATTGGGCTCGATGCTTCTCGGTTTGATCAACACTGTAGCCTGGAAATGCTGCAGTGGGAGCACTCCGTTTATCAATCTTTCTTTCCCCGAAGCAAAGAGCTGCGCCGTTTACTCAGCTGGCAGTTGAGGAACAAGGGTTTTGCCAATCTACCCGATGGTCGTATTAAATACACCACCCGTGGATGCAGAATGTCCGGTGACATGAACACCGGCCTTGGCAACTGCCTCATTATGTGTGCCTTGATCTGGTCATACTTCTCCAAGAGGTGCCGGATCGAGCTCATTAACAACGGTGATGATTGCGTTGTGTTTCTGGAGCAGAAAGATCTTCATTCCATGTCAGACCTGCCAGTTTGGTTCAAACAAATGGGGTACACCATGAAAGTTGAGCCTGCTGTCTACGAATTGGAAAAAGTGGAATTCTGT